CTAGCTTCATATTAACTCGGTTACAAACGGAGTTTGTTTGTCGTCTGCCACTTGTGCAATTTTCTTTGCCAAGTCATGCGTAATTTTATAGCCGGTCATTGAGCCGCTACCGGTTAGCGCCGTGACTTTATGCCCGACCCACCGTGTACCGGCGCGCCGAATTTCCTCCTTCGAAATCTCAACGGTCGCTTCCGCTTGTGTTACATTCGTGAGCCACTCGCCATCGTGAAACATTTTACCGAATGAACCGTTAATAACTTTCGTTGCGTCTAGCGTCATTCCTTTTCACCACCTTACACGTTAATCGTTAGGAAGATTCGTTCCATCGAGTCGATTTCACGATAAGAGATTACGAGATAAACCGTATCGCCAACGCTTGGTCTGTCCGGGTCAAGCGCGACGTAAATATCGGTGAGAACGTTATTAACTTCGAGGGTTTCTAGGTACGCTTTAATCGCCGCAATAAGCGCCTTTTGACCATCCTCGTTGTTGTCGAGCTTACCGATGTAGTAGTCACGCGCTGTTTTCTCGATGTCGGTCGAAACCGCTTGCCGAGCACGAATCGCGCGGATTTTCGATTTGTTCGTCGTCAGCCCTTGTTCGACTTTTACTTTTTCACCGTCGTTAACGAGGACGAGTGAGCCGGCTTGCAGCGCCGTTACGATTTCGCTGTTGCGTAAGCGCTTCGTTACGTCATCGACATAGACTTGCGTGTATGTGATCGATTTGTTGATCGGGGTTCCTGCGATTAATCCGGCGATGTAAGGCGCGAATTGAGCCGAGCTGTAATTCGTACCGTTAATCGTTACGCCCGTAATTAAGTTGACGACGTAATCATCTGCGAGTTGAGTAGAACGAGCGTTTCCGATCGCCGGGTCTTGGTCGTCGGTTGCGCTTCCGCCTACAACGAACATGAAATGTTTCTTTTCCGTACGGTTTTGTTGAAGCCATGTAAGCGTGTTGTCTTGTTCGATCGCGCTCACCTCTTTATCGAACACGAACACGTTAAACGGACGTGTTTCGAATTCGTTTCTCATGTCGATATAGTCTTGCTCGACCGGCGCTGTCGGCATGGTGTAAACGAGGACTTCCTTCGCTCCGCCTTGAAGCGCGAATTTAATCGGCTGAATATTTGACGCGCCGAACAGTTCCGCTGCTTGCGCTTCGTCCTCAATCGTATAGAATGTTTTTCTGCCGCCGTGCCGCTGTAAGTGTGTAACGGCATGGCAACCGTACCCCGAGCACCGCCTTTGATTTGCGCAATCGCCGCTTGCTGGAAGTTGATATACAAACCCGGGCGAACCGGCAAACTTGTCGGGTCCCATTGCTGGAATGACATTCGCTTCACTCCTTTTCGAAAAATAAAGCGCGGCTATTCATACCGCGCGTTGACGTTCATAATCTTTTCGTACTGTTGTTGATCGCGTGCCTCACGTACTGTTACCGCTAACACGCCGATCATCGCGTCAATACCGTTTCGGTTTTGAACGGTTGCGATAACGAAAAAGACTCGACGCGCATGTAACGCAACGAGTCTTTAATCGGAATCAGTAAATCGTTATTTAATTTTCGGTCGAGTGCGTCCATTTTCGTAATGACGTCGACGTTTGACGCGCCGAAATACACGAGTTGATATTCGCGGTGCCGCGCCATGTGATACGCCGTTTCTGTTTCGGTGTTAGCGCCCTGCAAACGAATCGAAAGCGAGTTGGTAGTCGATTGTGCCGGTACGTATTGTAAATAAATCGTCGCTGCCGTAAACAACGGTGCCACATACTGCTCGATACTTTCGAGGTCTGTTACGATGCTGCTCAACGCCTACCACCCCGCTTTCTTCAATTCGTCTTTGATTTCATCCTCAATCCAGCCGCGCCATTTGTTTTCATTTTCCTGCGCTGGTTTGTCGAGAAATTTAGCTTCGCCCGTGACCGCGTGTTCCGTAACTTCGTGAATGTAATATGCATAGTTAAACGTACCATTGCGCCACCTTTCGGTAGCGTTTGCCGAAATCGTACCTTCGAGGTTTAATCCGCTTCCTTCAACGCCTTGATTCGTAATCGAACGACGCAACGTACCTTTATCAATCGGCGCAATATCACGTGATTGCCGCACCCAATCGTCGAGAGCGTCGTGCAAACCTCGTTTCGCACCGCGCGCCACCGCTTCGGGTGATTTCTCAATTAAACGAATCAACGGCGTTAAATCAAATTCGAAATCTATCGCCAAGCTCATCGCCTCCTTACACGTTCACAACGGTCAACAACGCCTTACCGTTTAGCCCACGCTTCACTTCGATACTGATTGGCTTGTATAAGCGCGTTTTGCCGTTGTCGTCCGTGTAGTAAATTTCGTCGGTCAACTGAATGTCGGCGAGCTTGTCGAAGAAAATTTGCGCCGTACTAACGACTTCCTCAGCGTTGACCATAACAGCGCCGCCTGTGCCCGACGATGACGTGCGACGCGTTAATTTCACGCCCTCGACAATACGGCACGGTAGCGTAAATTCGGTCGGCGCGGTCGGGTTGCCCCATTTGTCGACGGTGCCAGGACGTTTGACCGTGACGGTTTGTTTTAACGGAATGAGCGCCATCCTACAACACCGTCCACATAACGCGACGCCCGCCGCTTAATTGGACACCGTTAGCATCGCCGATTAATGCGAGCGCTGTTTTCGGAATAAACGACTCAATATCGGCCGAACCACCGCGAAACTTGAACGAACCAACGCCGTCAATCGTGAACGAATCAATGCCGTGCTGTTTCAACCGGTTTGTATCGTTAAACACAACCGCCAAGACTGCCGCAAACTCGTATACGGCTTCGTCCGGTATCGTATAATCGGGAAATCGGCGCGTGAGCGTGGTTTGCGCGACATTCAAAATCCGTCGTTTTTCGCATCGTCCGCATCGCGCCAGTCCTCAATATCGATGACGTTCGCCTCGATATACGTATTTGCGTCCGTGATGTTTACCGCCATAACGGCTCACCTCCGCGTTAATTATTTTGCGGAGGGCTTTTTGGCTTTCGGTTTGCTTTCGCCGGCTTTCGGCTCCTCCGCCGGTTTAGGTTCGTCGGCGTCAACGCGCTTGACGTCCGCTAATTTATCGAGAACAGCCATTACGTCTTTGTCTTCCGTTGTGAAACGACCGTTTTTAAACGAGTAGAATTTTCCGTCGGCATAAAATCCGAGTTCTTTAAATCGTGATTCGTAAACCGCCATTTAACCGCAACACCTCCGACGTCATGAAAATAGCCCGCCGATTAACGACGGGCTTTGACAGTTAGTAGTTAGTTATTACGCAAGGTTTTTAATGCGTGCGTGTGCCGCTTCTTGTACAAATTCAAGTGTATATTCGCCGACGATTTGACCTTCGAAGTAGTCGCCTTTCTTGCCGAGGTATTCGTGAGTGAATTCGCGACCGTTTAACGGACGGATTTTAACGCGGTTAGCGTCGAAGATAATCAATTCGTCAGCGCGCAAGTTGTTGTTCAAAATGATTTCAGCTTGACCGAAGTCAGAAACGAAGAAGTCAACAACTTGACCGCGAGTATTTTCAGCGCGAGTCAAACGAATATCAGATTTTTGGAAGCCGGAAATCGCGCGTTTTTGTCTCGCCGGAACCATAATTTTGTACATTCCGCCGCTTGCGAAACCGCCTTTTTCGTAGATTTTTTGCATTGCGTCGTTGATTTTTGTGTCGTCTAACGGCTGACCGGAACCGTCAACAACGTTTGTTTGGATAAAGTGACGGAAACCGCCCATTTGACGAACTAAACCGTCGTTAGATTCGTATTTGATACCGTTGATTAATGCTTTTTCAAGTTGAAGCGCTAATTCTAATTGTTTCTTTGTTTTTCGTATTCGTAAAGGTCGTCGATACCGTATTGAGAAACTGCCGCAGCAGTACCGCTAATCGAAATTGTTTCGTCGAAAATTTGCGTATAGTTAGAAACGCGCTTACGTGGTTTGAAACGAGCTTGACGTGCGTCAGCGCCTTCTTGACCTTCAACGAACATTACTTCGATTTTTGCTCCGTCAGCAATAGCCGCCGCAGTTGTTCCGGCATATCCGCGGACAACAGTTAACGTTTTAGTAGCCGGGTCAACCGCAGTAACGAGTAGTAATTCTTCGCCGATTTTAACGACTTGGTTAGCGCGGAATGGTTCAGCGTCAGCAACTACGATAGAAGTATCGATGTCTGTTTTTGCACCGTTTACAGTAGACTCGTCCGCAAACATTTGGTCCTCGAACCATACGTGCTCGACTTGTGTAACTGGGTCGCTAAACCCGAGTAGGTTTAGTAACGGTGTTTGGTGTTCGTTTAGTAGCAAAATTTGATCGACAACGGATTCGCGTTTACCAATTAATTCACCTGAAAGAATTTTTGACATAATTTAATTCCTCCCTAAATCGTTAATTTTTTAGAATGAAAAAAGACGCCCCGATGATTTCGGAACGTCTTTCGCTTATAAACCTAATTCACGTTTTAACTTCGCATATGCCGCTAAATCTTCCGGTCGACCGGTACGTCTAGCCTTTTCAGCCGCTTCTCTTAATAACTGCTCGGCTGATTTGTCGGATTTATCGCTTTTTGCGTTTGTACTTTCGCCGATTGGTTTCGGCTCTTTTTTCGCTTGCGCAAGCAAGAAAGGTTTATGCTCAACTAACGCCTTAATCACGTCCTCAATACCGACTACATTACCGTCCTCGTCGATTGTCACCGCGGATAAATCGGCGAGTCGGTAAGCGTCGTCAATGTACGCGATATTAGCGTTAGTAGCAGCCGTAATAAATGCGTTTTAATTCGCTCCTGACGGACGCTTTCGCGTAATTTTTCGAGTTCTTGCTCGAATGTTTGGCGCTCGTTGAGCGCTTTTTCGAGGTCCGCTTTATAGCGTTCTAGTTCCGTCATTTCGGCGCGTTTGCGTTCTTCCTCCGCTTGACG